TCATCCCACGATCCATCTTCCTTGGGAACTGAGCAGAACCACGGTCGTGGAACATCTTTCAGTTTGGATAGTTTGATCGCTGTCAGTCCGAAGTGTGCTGTGGATACCTGTAACGGCTCTCCATTGAATTCGACCTGATCGCTGTCGCCTTTTGTAAACAACGGGTAAGGCATCGACCGACGAGACTGCAACGCAGCAATGGCATCGTACTCATCCTTCTTAATCATCGAGAGCAGATACCTAACGTCGTCCGCAAGGAAGATCGAATCGAAGTCGATGGTGATTGCAATATCAACACCGGCGGCAATTGCGTCCTCCAGCATACGCTGCATACACTGACCGTAGAACACGCCCTGAGAGATCACCAGCGGGATGCCAGCTTCTTTCAGGGCTGTCTCAATCATATTCCTCGCCCACGTTGATTCGTAGCGAGGTGCGGTCATAAATGCGGCGACCTTCTTCCCGACAAGACTGGTCTTCAGGTTACCTTTGAATGTACTCATGCTTTAGCCCCAGCAAGTTAAGTTTAGGAAACAGATACGCTATCTGCATTGTCGTCGTTGTCAGAGTTCTTGATTTCTTTATCAAGGGCACTAACAGCACTAACCAAAACAGCACCGTTCGTGGTGGTGTCAGGAGTAACCGTGACTCGCAGGTAACGCTTGCGGCCAGCCATGTTGACATGGAAGGCGTGAACGGCTGCTGCGGTGTTGTCAACCGTTACAGCATTGTTCGTGCTGAAGGTTGCAAAGTTAGTAACAACGGTGTCGTCCGATTCCAACAAATCAACTACAACATTGGTTGAGTTCGTGTTAGCTTCGGCAGATACGTTGACAAGAATAGATGCGTAGTCAGCACCTTGGCAATCGAGGTTGGCAGTACGAGCGGCAGTCGAGGAGGCATCTGGGGCCAATAACACGCTGTATACTGCACTTTGTTGGCGTTTCATTTGAAAATCCTTAAAGTTAGTTGTAATAAAAAAGTGACGGGGGAAGGCCGAAGCCTACCCCACATCACATCCATCTGGGGCTAAAGCGATGGTTCCGATTAGGATGCGTTAGCCTTCAGAGCGATCATTGGGCCAGCAGCGGAAGCAGTTCCCCGCTCGTGGCAGTTAATATCGAAACGCTCGGTTGCCTTCAATGCGATGGCGTCCGAGGTGAAGTAGATACTAGAGTCGGTAGCAACGGTAACGCCACGCTTGTCACCAAAGGTGGTGGACATGCCCATGTCACCGAAGTAACCGAAGATGTTGCCTGAGATGTCAGTGGAAGGACCACCGGATTGCAGGACTTGAGAAACAACTACTGGGTAGCCAAGGAAGCTCATTCCAACGCCACCTTCGTAGTTAGCAACAGTGTTACCACCAGCAGCCATTGCCAGACGTTGCATAACGTTGGCCCAGCAAGACTGGTGAACGTACCACTTAGGCGAGATGCCGGGGTACTTGGGCAGGTCGCCAATTGCTTCCTCGAAGGTTGCAATGGTGACTTCAGCAAAAGTATCAACATTAGATGCCGTGGTAACGATGGAGCCAGCAGCAACGGCGTTGGCCCAACCGACGATTCCACCGTAAGTAGAAGTACCATCGCCATTAAACAGGCAATCGTCTTCTTTGTTGGCGAAGGCGTAGGCAATCTCTTGCGTGATCAAGTCGCCCAACTGCACAGCAGCGTCTTCGGGCAATTCGCTTGACCAGCGAGACAGAACCATCATCTTCTTGGCTTCCAACTGGATTTGGTCGAAAGTCAGGTCCGACTCTGTTCCAGCAGCGTTTTCACCGACGAAGTAGGCAGTGTATCCACCTGCTCGACGAGGAACGCTAAAGGTTCCACCAACACCCATTGGCATGACACGGCACTCACGACGAGCTACACCGTACTCTTCAACCAAACGGATCAATCGTGCTTCGAGGATATCTGGCACGAGGAAACCACCCTTGGTGTTGTCACCAGTGGTTTGGGCCATTTGAATACCGAAGTCGCCAAGTTTGTTTGAGGCTGCTTCGTTGCCAGTGAAGGCTGCTTGATAGAACAAGCCAGCTAGATAGGCTTCCTTCTCAGCGTCTTGGCCATCAAACGATGCCAATGCACCACGAGACTTAGCCTTGGCGGGAACGACAACATTCTTCATGTTAACGTCGCCGGGTTCGTTCTTAGGCTGAATCGTTTGGACGGCACGGGAAGCGGCAATGTCACGACGGATTTCGTCGAGTCGCTCTTCACGTTTGATCTTTGCGTTAATCGAAGCCAATTCACCAGCGTCCTCGTCGGAACCGATGATGGCATCAACCTGAGCTTGCTCCTCTTCCGAGAAGTCTCTTTCTTCTTCTTGTGCGAGGATGGTTAAAGCCTCGACCTTTGCGGCCAGAGCATCACGCTCCTCACGCAACATTTGGATCTTATTCACGGATCACTCTCCTTTTCAATAAACTACCGTCGAGGCAGGTCCAACAATAAAAAAAAGGTAGGACCAAACGCATACCTCGACCACAATGGGTTCAGATACGCTTTCAGTCTCTACCTACTCGCTTCGTCTGGATTGGGTTCAGACCGCACCACCATAACATATTTCGGTGGAAAAATCAAGACCCCGTTGTTCAATTTTATTTACCGGGCTTTGTGCAGCTTGCACTTGAGCCGAAGTAAACTGAGTTTGTTCGTAAGTTCTTTCGTAGACTCGGGTTGCGGTGGCTTCTCAGCCTTGACGGGGCTTACCACGAGGTCTTGTGGGACGTTTTTGAACCTGTCCTGTGGTACTGGCTTGGGATCTGCGTCCTTACCACCCACAGAATCCACCAGACCGGCCTGTAACGCATCCTTGGCTGTGAACCATGTCTCAGCATCAAGCATGTCGATAATGGCCTCACGACCGATCCCCATAGCCTCCTCGTAGATGCTAACGAGACTGTCACGATAGATGTCTAGGATATCGGCCTGCTTGCGGAACTCCTCACTGTCACCCATAGCACAGCCCCACGGATTGTGGATCATGATACGGGCGTGTGGAGCCGCACTGGATGGGAAATAGGCAGCGAACAAACTAGCAGCACTGGCAGCAATAGAATCGACGCTGACGTGAACCTCACCGTCATGGCGGGACAGCATCTCGATCATCGCTAGGGCCTCGTCAACGCTACCACCATAGCTGTTGATGCGTAGGTTGATGGGACCGTTGCCAAAGGTCTGCATCCCCTCCATCATTGTCTCGGTTCCAAACATGCCCATGTAGGCAGGTCCAATGTCATCATAGAGAAAGATTTCACGAGTGGTTACATCAAACATTTTTCGTCGCTTTCATATTGAGGGATATAGGTCTGTATTTGTATTCGAGTGTGCTGCAATCTCTGCGAAACAACCCAAAGTCTTTAACACGTTTAATTTCACCAAAGCCAGCGTAGGCAAGGTAACTAGCAAGCAGTTCCTCGTCGAACCCGGCGTAATGGTAATCGAACTCATTCATATGGCCACCGAGCATCATCCGCATGACCATTATTCTATCCGTTCCGTCACCGTTCAGGTAGAGGTCGCAAAGCACCTCAAGATCAGGCACAGCAACCATCAATGTCCCACCCGGCTTCAGAATCCTCGCCCATTCTTGGAGAGCAGCATGAACACTAGGAACCCTGCTAGAATAATTAAGATGTTCAAGAATGTGACTAGCATATATAAGATCGACAGACTCATCTTCTAATGGGATCTCCGTTGCTGGAGCCTTTATGGTTGGCTTTACATTTTCATCTAGGTTTACTGTTATCCAATCATCGCTTCGAGGTGCATCATTCCCGATCTCGATCTTCACGCCCCAGTTCTTCCTCATACTCCACCGCTGCCTTTGCCTGTAATTGATACTCGATAAATTCTTCCGTTGTGATTATACCATGATCTATTAGGACCAGTAGTATCGCTATTGTATTGATGAGGTGGCCTTTGCTGGTCATTGACATGTCGAGTGCCAACACATCCTCGTCGTCCAGCTCGTCATCACCACTCTCTGGCAAAATCTCGTACTCGTTCTCCGAGTTGTTCCATTTCTGCCACCTGTCCGGCCCGTTCCAAGATACCATTCTTGTGTTCCTCAGTTAGTGATTTTACCTTGTCAGCGGGGATGCCGTTATTCAACAGCGTGATGGCCCATTTCGTGTAGAAACCATCTAGTTGATCGAGGAAGTCTTTGCGGTCGCTCATCTCAATGATCCGTTGCGACTCAAGGCTTATCAGGTATTGGAGACGGCCCTCAACGATGGATTCGTCGTCACCCGGTGTCTCGTCGGTTGTTTCCTCATCCATGTCCTCCTCGAAGTCCTCATCTGTCGATGTAAATGGATTAAGGAACTCGTCGCCACCCTCTACAGGATTCAATCCCCAAGCGAGCCTAGCTTCGTTTCTATTGATGATGGTGGATGAGATTAAGCCGCTAAGAACCTCTTGCTTTGTCTGGGCGTCAGTACGGAGCCATGTCGCTCGGTCGAACTTGAAGTGGACGGCATCGACCCGTTTCTCAGGCTCAGTTCGCAACTTCATGTCGCACTGAAACTCGATTCTTGTCAACCAACGGTCGAGGCAACTGGCAAGGTATGCCAATTGCTTCTGTTCCAGCGAGTTGTAGCTTGTGGCTGTGTCGTCGAACGGGAGACTTTGCATACCAAAGATCATGCCGATGTCTTGGCGACTGAAGGCACGCTGCTCCAAGAACTGCGAGTCAGCGGGACTCATATTCAGAACGTTGGCTTTGATGCCTTCACGAAGCAGCCCGACAGTCTCACCGTCCTGACCACGGGCGTGGCGCTTACGGAACCCATCCAAGAACGCCTTAGCATCGTCTTCGTTCCTGAACATGCCTGCTGGGGCTTCCAACATCACCTCACCGGCGAAGCCCTTCTTCATTCCGTTGTTGGCGTACTTCTGAGCCTGTAGGTCAATGCCCAGCGTATCTTTTAGAACCTGTGCCACACTCAGACCGGCATACCCATTGTAACCGAAGCCCTTGACATGCAGAACCTCACTGTCGTGCATCACCACAACGTCACGGTGCTGGAGCAGTTCCGTTAGCGGCATCTCCTCGACAACCTGACGAAATAGCAGCGCATCATCTTCTTCAGGCATCGTCACATGATAAACCTCACCCTGCACCATGATCGTTTCCGTCCGATCAGGCATCAACGGAATTAACTCAACAGGTCTCGTTCCATTACGAATAATGGCAGCACGACCGTTTCCCCATCCCAATGCGTGAGCGGTGATGAGTTCCTTGAAGCAGTCAGCGGTCTGCCATTCATTGGATTGCTGTGCGAGCAGGTTGTAGGCAGAGTGACGCTTGTATAGTTCGTTGCCTCCGTCCGTGTCCTCTCGCTTAACTTCCAGAGGCATCTTGGCGACATCACCAGCGATAGTGCTGATGCAATACCAAACCGTGGGACTGGCAAGGATAGAGGTTTCAGTGACTCGGACGTTGTTATTGCCGCCAAAGAAGTCTAACAACCACTTTGCGGGGGATCGTAATGATGTAGCCATATTATGTTATAAACAGTGGTCCTCGTGGTGATTCGGGGGCTAACGACGCCAGCTTTAGAGCCATAATCGCAGCGACAGCACAGTCAATCTTTTCGCTTGAATTCTTTTTG